CCATTTCTAATTTTATTTATAAAAAATAGCCCTCAATGAGAGCTATCGGTTATTTTTTTGTCGGAAAATATTTTTCTTTTTTTACCTTGATTTCATTTTCTGCCCACTTGAATAGCCACATGGGAAAATGTTTATCCCAACCCAGCACATATAAATTTGCAGTCAGCGAATACAAATTGTGATAAATAAACGCTAGAATTAATATCGCAAAGATAAGGCTACCTGATTTAAACAATTGATCTGCAACCCATCCGGCCATCACTATGATATAGATCACCCCATCACGAATAACGGCATCAATTGCTACCTCTGACGTTTTATTTTTAACCTCTGATAATTTAGCCAAACGACTTCCTACAATCCATTCCGCAATAATAATCAACGTCAATAAGATGATTAACCACGAATGTACTTCACCCCAACCCTTAGCGTTTAAAATCCAAACAGGAATTGCTAACGCCGAACCGATTAGAAAACTTTTATCGTGGATCATTTTATTGAATTGTTCTAAAAGTGTATCTCTCATTTACCAAACTTCCCTTCTACAAAATAAAGAAGCTATTAAATTTCAATAGCTTCTTCTTTGTCTTTGGCATCTTTCGCTTTCATGATTTCTTGCATTTGTGTAGCAGTAATTTTTTTTAAATCAACATAATGTGCAAGTTGTTTTTCTGTAACCCATCCTTTTAAATATTTTTCTTTTAGTGATTTATACATTTATTTTTCCTCCAATTCAATTAATCGTAAATCGTGATCTGTTGATTCCTGTCCAAGAAATTGGTTTTCTTTTTCTAGTTCGTTGATTCTGTTGTCTTTTTCAAAATTATCTAATTCTAATTCAGTAAATTCTTGTGCTAATTGTTGAATATCGGACAATTCTTCTTCCATATCTGGTGGATTAAGTTCATCATCCGCTGCCGTTTCAATCCATTTATTCAAGCGGAAAGACCATTTAGGTTTTAAAAATAAACCTCCCCATTGGAATTTTGTATACTCTGATTCCTCAAACGTTTCTTTATTCACCACTTTTGACTCTTTAACGTTTCCTTCTTCGTCAATTTCGATCACTTCAATAAAATTCATTTAATTTCCTCCTTTTTTATGCTGGGAATGGATCGCTTGTCGGCCAACATACACCATCAAAAGCGCAACCCATATCGTTATTACGGTAAATCATATTCATTGCATCCGATCTCACTCGTACAATCGTTACGTTTGTTGGTGTTGAATCTGTATTGGCAAGTTCATAAAATGCTTCTGCTTTTGCTGCTGGAAAATTAGGTCTAAATCCTAATGGAATTGCCCATAATAATGTTTCTGAAGCTTTAGGTAGTGTTTTATCACCTTGGCCATTCATATAGACCATGTTTCCAATTCTTCGATAGAAAATTGCACTGGTCCCAACAGTTGATGCTTTAATCCACCCTGTGTCCTGCTCTACTTTTTTATTAACTAAATCAAAATTATCATTAATGATTTTATTCCAATCTGGCAACCCTTTAAAAATTTTTTTCAAATCCATTGCGTTCACTCCTTTATTTTATTGGTGCAAATGGCACAGTTACAGTATAAGCAACAGATGGTTTGCTGATTTCCAGAACACTATTAATCGTTCCGTCATTTTGTTCTGTGTAAACAATAAGATTTAACATCCCTCTTCCATCAATATAGACTGGATTTACAGTATAATCTTGTAATTTTGCTAACTTATCTGTCTTGTTTTCTCGTGGTACTGCCCAAGTTGTTTGATTCCAAATTCGCATAGTCGATTTATTTTCATTCCCATTACTTCCTTTAGAATACGTTTCCCAATTTGCACTTTTGAAAATTGATCTAAACTTAGCAAGATTTTGATCTAAGTTTCCATCACTTATAGCGGATGGGAATTTTCTTTTAAAATCTTCGTATAAATTAAAGTTAATAAGAGCTATAGCTCTCGCTTTAGATACCACTGAATTAATTACAAAAGAACTATTTACTAGTAAGTTGTAATACGCTTGATTGAGTTCATTATATTTAGAATTATCAGGGTACAATAAGTCAGTATTATGGACCCATTTAGCAACATTGGGATTTTCTAAATCACTTTTAGCTACTTTGTTTTTATAATCTAAAGTAGATGTAAATTCCATCGTGGTTTCAACGTTAGCTTCACCCTTATAACCTATTTCAACCAGCAATGTCCGAATGTCCTCAACTAATAAATATTGATTTTCAGAAATTCGTTCAATTGTAGGATTGTCCACCCTATATTTAAATGGAACTTTTACAGTTAGAGAATCTAAATCATGATAGATTGGCTCTGCATGAACGTAATTAACTTCTGAACCTCCAGCTCCTGTTGGCTCTGTTTCCGATGGTACAACCGCCGCACCATACGTGCTGTAAAAGACTCTTAATGTCGGATAGCAATTTTGATTGTGGGTTAGTTTAAAAACAGATTCCGTAGCATCTAGGTTTTCAATCTTCGATTGCATATCGTCTAAGCGCTCTTTAAGCGTTTTATAAACGATTCCGTGTAAGTCGATTCTAGCGTTGATTAGTTCACTATCGACTGTCACACCGCCGATTGTGTTCTTCCACTCGTCTATAATTTTTTGAGTGTCTCTATCCCATTTAATCTGCAGTTCTTGAGCTAATTTTTCAAGTGCAAGTGCAATTTGTTTATCATCATATAAATCAGAAGATGTCTGTTCAACTAATAGAGCAAGTGCATCTCGAACATCTTGACCATACATTTTTTCACGAATCCATTTCGCTAAAATTTTATGAACTTCGCTAACTTTGTCTTCAAAAATCCAACTCTCTCCTGTTATATGAGTTGTGTCTCTATAATTTACGGGCATTTTTTTCACCTACCTAAATATTGTTTTTTAAATCTTTCTGATGGATCTTTGTTCATATCAACATTGCCATTAATTCCCTGTACGCTTCCTTTGTCGCTGTATTGCCATAAATCCCACGGATGATCTGGCGGAGTGCTGCGATAAGCAGGTATTACAATACTTCCAAAGCGAGCGACATTGATATTAAATTGATCGTATAAATGATTTGCGATATAAGCGACTTGATTCGTTTGGGAAATTCCAAATGAAATCATTTTATTTTGCCACGCTTCAGTTCCTTGTCGCATATTTTCCATCGTGGCCACTTCAACATCAATCATATAAAATAAAGGTTGCTTACCTGTTCCAGAAATAGATTTTGTACGATTATAGAAGTCGGTTGCTTCTTGACCAGCATCAGCTTCATTCACATATCGTGCAAAAGCATAGACTGCATAAGGGATATTAAGTTGCTGACATTGTTGGATGTTATAACGGTAATAGTTATCAACGTAAGAGCTGCCATCTTGAACTCTTATAATCGCAAGTTCGATATCATCCGCTTTTACTTTTACCCAATCAATTTGCCCTTGATGTTCCGAAACATCAATAATTTTGCCTATTGGACGTTCTGGGTCTGTTCCATTTTCAAGTTCTTTGATACGTCGAAGCGCATCCTCAATTAGTTGCTGTTGTTGGGAAATAATTTTATTGCTTTCAATTAATTCTTTTCCCAATCCAGCTGTTGTTTTATCAAGATTATTGGTGCGTTTGATTAAAGAGTTTGTTTTGTCAGCAATATCATTCAACGCATTATTTTTCTTTTTTAATTCTGCTTGGTACTGCGATAACGAAATAAAACGATCCCCAATTGTCAGTTCAGACATTTCAACATCTATAATATCTATTCCGATTCCAACAATTCTCAATTCTTCATCAATTCCCATAACAGGATTTTTTAAGAGATAATAGTTGGCTACTTCAAATCTTCGAATATCCATATCAATCAACGATAAATCAACCGCTGTTAAGCTGTATTGAGTCTGTGCTGACTTCTGTTCATCTAAAAATTGTTGTCCTTTAGACTTCAATATTTGGGGTTGTGTAACTTCTGACCATTCTTTTGATTTTTCAATTATCCCAAATTCATTAATCAATTCTTGCGGGGCATCTAAATAGTCTCTTCCACCGTTAACGCTTGAAATTGTTAAACGAGGTTGCGATGCATCAGAACCAGTTTCTTCCTCACTTTCTAAACGCTCACCTCTTGGATATAGCCTTGTGACTATTTCCGTAGGATCAACACTTTTAGATAGCGAGATTAGATTCTTCGATAATTCAATAGTTGTGTCGGTGCGTTCCCCTATCTCAATTAAATAATCAATATAGTTAACACCGTTTACCTCTCGAATTCTTAATTCCCCGCCCAGACGACTAATCAACTTATCTTGTATCGTGTCCCATGTAGTTGCTAAATCATCAACATAGCGATAAACATTGTCAGTATTATTTGTGACGTTAACAACTCCGACAATAAAGCGTTTATGCTCTTCGATTTGAGAATTGTGTACATCAATTAGATACTTAAAGAATTGTTCCGGTGTCGTATCTTGAATCTTCGCATATTTTTGTATAGTGTCTTGCAAATAACTTAAATCAGACGCGCAAGTATAACTACAGTTAAAACCTCCGTTTGATTCCATCTGATCCGTTGGAATTAACACTCTACCTTTAAAAATATTTTTATTTAGCTGACTATCGAAAACTCTTATAAGTGTGGTCAGCGGTTTAATTTTTCCAAAGGCTGGGTTATTTGGTAAAAAAGATAAATTAAAGCTATCAAACGTATTGATGCCTTTTTTTATACCTCCTTTATCCAATTTCAAGTCATTAGAAAAAGGCGAATGAATTTCTAGTTCATCGCCTTTAGGACCATCTTTAATTAAAACTTGATACATCAAATCACTTCCTTGTGAAACTCAAACTTAATTGTTCCGTTGCCGATAACTTTGAACTCGTTAACACCCGGCAATAAATAGAATCCTATCACTTTATTTTCGCCAGAAAGAACCTTATAACTTTTTCCTTTGAACTGGATCTCCATCGCTGAACTAGCAACCACGATAGGTGCCAAATTAGACATGCCAATGTTATATAAAGTAATCTGTTTAGATCCCTTAATATCATGTTTAACAATTTGAGCTATATCTAATTCAAAATTAAACGTATCCCATATGTCGTTGCCTTCTTGTAGTTCATGGATACGGAAAGGATAACATTGAAAAACTACTTTAAATTTCCCATTAAATCTCATTTCATCAAAATCTGGTTTTTCTTGGACTTCCCCTAAATAGTAATACTCTTTCATAATATCATCATACAAAGGTATCTTATGGCTAGGTTCCATCAACCACGCTACAACTTTTGTCCACATAATATACATCGATTCTTTGTCCCAATTTGAACGATCGATAATATGAAAAACAATTTCAATCGGACGTTCAGTATAGTTTTGAGTTCCATATACTTCAGAAAAGTCATAAACTTCATTTGAATGCGGAATTTCTCTCAACGCTTTATTTTTGCTAGGAAATCCAATCTTTTTTGAAAGAACGTCCAGACCAAATTCTTTTGAATGGTGCCCATTGAAACTTATTCCATAATCATTTAAATTTTTTATCATTGTATTTCTAACCCCCATCCACCTAACTTAGTACGTCGCATTTGCGAAGCATCAGACGTTGGAGCTAGCTCATCTGACATTCTTCGACCATTCACATTTAAAGCAACATCTTTTTCAGCAATTACATTCAATAACCGAACTGCTTCTTTGTAAATATCCAAAATAGATGTGTCGGATTGTTCATCAGCCATGCTTTTACCAACTTTATTAGAATTATCCGACAGACTATAGATAACTTTTCTTTCTATGTTTTGGTCCTTAAAATCTGATAGTTCATCCGTAATCAAATTGTCAGAAATAGTAATATCTGACAAACTATCAGCCAATCGATCCGCCATTCCAGAAACAGTAGATTGAACCGTTTTAAAGTTAGTTTGCAAGCTATCATTAAAACCACCCATAATCGCTTTACCAGCAGGAATAAGTAATTTTCTATCATAGCTTATAGGCCCTTTGTGTTCCTTAATCCAATCAGCAATTCCGCTTACAAAACTTTTACCAATTTCCCATGCTTTTTTCATACCATCTATAAATCCATTTATTATGGCACTACCCGCGTCTACAAGACTACTCGGAACAAATACTCCGATGATTGCTTTTAGCAACGCACCTGCAGCACCTCGAATATCTTCTTGTCTGCTTTCAATATTTGAGGCCATCCCCAAAACTAAGTTGATAGCTGCATCCATTAAACGCCCTTGTGCTTGTATAACTCCCGCCACCATTGCATCAACTAAGTTCATAGCTGCATTCACAATATCTGGTATTTTTATAGCAATACCTTCTAAAAATTTTATAATTAAATTAACGGCTGCATTAATAATTTGACCTAAATTATTAGCAATTCCATTAATAAAATTGGCAATCAATGTTGCAGCTGACGTGATAATATCTGGCATTCTTAATGCTAACCCATTCACGAAACTAACGATTAAGTTAACTGCGGTATTCACGATATCAGGCATTCTACTTACAATTGCTTGGGCGAAATTAACTACTATGCTAATTGCTTGATTGGTAATTTGACCAATATTATTCGCTATTCCCTGCAGAAATGTAATAAGCAAATTAAATCCAGCTTGCATTATTTCCGGTAAGTGAGCATTTAAAGCAGTTAACCACGTAACAATCAAATTAGCCGCGCTTGTCACTAACGATGGCAATTGTTCCGTTATCCCTTGCAAGATTGCCTTTATTAACTTAGCACCTGCAACAATAATCAAAGGCAGTCCAACTGTTAAGGCACCCAGAAACGCAACTATAATAGCCGTAGCCGATAATGCAACAGTTGGAATAAGAACAAGCAGCGCTCCTGTAAACGCTGTGATCAATTGAAAGGCTGCAACAGTTAACATTGGTAATCCCTTAGCTATGCCAGATATAAAACCCGCCACTACTTGCAGCGCTCCGGAAATGATTCCTGGTAAAGCTTTTGCGATTGCCCCTAAGATACCTTCTAATGCTTGACCAAACGATTGACCTAGTTTCGGCGCATTTTCTTGAATTCCTTTAGTTAACCCATCAAAAGATTTCATGATAGTGCCAATCCCTTTGTTTATGTCTCCTCCGCCTAGAGCTTTTGCAATCAATTCAAACGCTTTTATTGCTAAACCAATTGGACCTAACAATCCTAAAAACAAAGTTTTTAACACTTTAAAACCAATTCCGAAAAGGTCAATTGAACCTTTCCCTGACTTAAAGTTTTCAATCAAATCTTTAACGCCATTGGCGAGTTTTGTCATCCCCTGCCACAATGATTCTGGAAGTATTTCAACAAATTGATCATGAAGATTGGTTACACTTACACTCCAATCATTAAATGCTATCGCCTTAAATGCTGATACAAGCAGCTTAAACCCTTCAACAATAGCTCTAGTACCATTTGCCAACTTCGTCATACCTTGCCATAGCGATTCCGGAAATACTTTAGTAAATTCATCATGTAAACTAGTTACACTAACACTCCAATCAGAAGTAAAGATAGCTTTAAACCCTTTTCCTAAAGCTATCGCCGAATCCAAAACTTGTGACATAGGCGCCATGAGTTTGCCTAATGAACTGCCCACATTATTCACTGTATCTCTAAAACCTTCACTGGTTTTATAAAAATATATGAAGGCTCCTGCTAATGCGCCAACTGCTGCTAACAGTATTCCAAATGGGCTAGCGACTAACAAAGCGGCTTTCATCGCAATAAAGGCAGCCTTCACTCCCATAATTGCCGTTTTAACAGAATTAAAGATAGCAATACTGCTTTTAAAAACTGCAAAGCCCGCAACTGCTCCAACAATGATCGAACCTAACAGTTTAAAAGCTTTTGCGTTTTCTTGTACAAAATTAATTAAACTTCCTAATATCGGAAATGCACTGCTAATAGAGTCTAATAGCTCGCCAAATGCTTCTTTTACATAAGGAACAGATGCCTTGATAAACGTTACAATAGCCCCTGGAAGTGCCTTTAAAATGTTTCCCACCATTGGTATAAAGTTACCTATCAAAAATGTTGAAGCTGTTTCTGCTAGTGCTTCCAATTCAGGTTTAATATCTTCTCCCAATGATAGCTTTCCTAACACATTAGAAAACGAAGCTTTCATTGCAGAAAAAGAACCACTAAACGTTTCTGCAGCTTCTTTCGCTGTCGTTCCTGTAATATCTAATTCTTCTTGGACCGCATGGATTGCATTGTAAACATCACCTAGATTGTTGATGTCGTATTTTACACCCGTTAATTTCGTAGCATCTGCCAGTAACCGTTCCATTTCTGTTTTTGTTCCGCCGTACCCTAACTTAAGGTTATCTAGCATCGTATAGTTTTGTTTAGCGAACCCTTGATAGGCATTTTGGATATCACCCATATTAGTGCCCATTTTATTTGCGTTCCTTTATACCCCCGATTTCTCGGTATTTAAAAAGACCTGCGATTTCTCGCAAATCTTAGGGAGTAGACTATATCATGTTATATAAATTCAAATTTGTGTCCTTTATGAATGCTTCCATGATTGCAACTTCTTGAAACTTCGGATTGCAGAAACCCATCTTTCACTGTTTCAATCAGTGCACCGTAGTTTTTTTGTTCTCCGGTAATAATATTCGTCGATTTCACTTTTTTGGCTTTTTTGCTTTTTGAACCAAACTTTCCATAATTTGGATGATTTTCTCCAGCAATATGATTAATTAAGCCGTTTTTATAAGCGTGAATTGTGTTTTCTTGAACAGTTACCCACTCTAAATTGTCCATAGAATTATTTAATTTATTGCCATCTTTGTGATTAACTTGTGGCAAATTATTTGGATTATCTATGAAATGAGTAGCTATCAATCTGTGTAAATAGACTTGTTTTTTCTTTCCTTCAACAGCTAAGGTTACTCTATAATATCCATTAGGTGCTATATCAGGACTTAAAACTTGCCCTTTCCACGTTCTTGTTCTGCCCAAAGAATCAGTTTGTGTTCTGTTCTTACTTTTTACAATACCATCGCTTGAAATCTCATAATATTTTTCATACCCAAAAACATTCTTAAGCATTATAATACCACCTTTCTTATAGGTGTATTATACCACAAATTTGTATCATAATACAACCGCACCGCTTCCCAATACGTATCAATAGTAATGGTACTTCCGTTAGGAATAGTCGTTACACTTTCCTCTGTTTTGAGGCTTAGCACGGGATTGTCATGCTACTTTTAAGTAGTTTAGAGTTTCCCCGTCAGCACATACTAATTTTTTGTTTGCGTATGCACACCCTTGATAAGGTTCAATGCGTTTTAATCGGACTGATTAGTTAATCCGACATATCCACCATCGCCATATTTGCGGTATCTGCTGCCTTTTCGGTATCTCCGCCCATCGACTGCAAGAGACTAGCGCTGAAACTTGTTACGTTTTCCATGTAATCATTTGCGGATAGCCCAGAGGTTTTATAGGCATCATCTGCATATTTTTTGACTTTATCAGCACTACCCTTAAAAAGGGTCTCGATACCGCCTAATGATTGCTGAAGATTCGCTCCTTCCATTAAAGATGCTGAAAAGAACTTGCCTATTGCTGCAGTAGCAACCGCCGCCTTAATTGCAGTTACCATTTTACTGCCAATACTCTTACCTGCAGTATCACCTGCTGCATCTGCTTCAGGACCCAATTGTTTTTGGATAGAACCGCTTATTCCTTTGGCAGAAGGCATAATTTGAACATATGCTTGTCCTAATTCAGTTGTCACGATTCCTCACCTCCTTGCTCTATATCCATGATTAACCTTTGTCTCATTTCTTCAAATTCCTCACCAGAATTAAATACAATTTCATTTTTTTCTTTTTGCGGTTGAACAGTCAAAGAATTCAAAATTGAAGAAGGTTTATTCTTTCCTTTTTGGCCATCCTTAGTTTTAGACCAAAGCAAGAAGTTTAATTTATCACTTAAACCTGCTAATAAAAGGGTATTTAAAGGAACTTGTTGTTCACTTAATTCCATTTTTATTCTAGAATTCTCTCTCAAACCACAAGAAAAAACAGCTACCAAGGATATTGGTAACTGTTTATAATCGTATATTTGATAAGTTTCAGCAAGATCACAAATTAGTGCGTCCTCATTCAAACGAATCATTCCGGCAAGGATTAAGATTTTTTTGTTTCAGACTGACTTTGGAAAATTTCGGTTATTTCTTCAGAAAGTTTTTCAGTAGGAACGATTCCATCATCAGTTCGTAAATGATCTTTTAATTTTTCGGTTTGTTCCTTACCTAAAAGTAATTTTACAACCTTAGTTAAAACTAATGGATTGTCGTCTAAGTCCCCAATTGCTTCTAATAATTCATAGTTATCTAATCGTTTTTTTGATACTTCATACTTAAATCCTGATTGAGTTTTACCTTTAATGGTCATTTGCTAGTCCCCTTTGCTTTTTCTTCTGCGGTTGTCGGTTTTTTAATGTACTCATAGTGAGTATTTCCATCGGTATCTGGAATAGCCTGTAAGGTTGTTTCATAACCAATTGCATCTGCATCTCCATAGCTAATTTCACCAATTTCCGAAATTTTTCCGCATGGAATGACGATTCGTTTTAAAATACCCGCTTTAAGAACCATATCAATTACAAGCGCGTGTTCTTCTAATTCTTTTGAGTTTGCAGTGATAACAATGCCAGTATCCAAATCACCTGTTACATTGCCCGTTCCATAGACTTCTTTCAAAACTTCCAAATTTGTTGCTTCGATTAATGTATAACTAAACGAATCCTCTTTTTCCGTTTGAACAGTCGCTACAGTATCTCCTCCCCAAGCTTTAATATTTTCAGCCGATGGTGAGTTTTCATTGGTTAATCCATCTTCTGAAATATAGCCCAAACTTTTAAAACCTGCTGCTAATTTAGTAATTGAATCTTTTGGAAGCTCTGTTCCAAGCGGTGCCGAATAAATAGCTCCACCGACTTTTGGTTTTGCAGTTGAAACATTTTCTGCATTTGACATGTTAAATTCCTCCTAATAATGATTAATATCAAATACTGCTTGATATCTATATTCTTTTGTTGTCGTATCAGTGTAACTGTAATCACTGTTCATCTTAATTCCGCTGATTTCGTTTAAAACTATCATATCCTCAACAGCTTCTTTTAATTCTTCGTTGAGCTTAGCAGCTTCATACATAGATTTTCCGTAACTTTGAAAAGCAAATGTTGATGACGAAAGCTGATTCCTTTTCCCACCACTCGTTTTTTCAAAAAGAACAAAACTATCTGGCATTTCATCTTGACGTTCTAAAAAGACTGGCACTGATAAATGAGAATCCAGAAATTCTTTAATAGTGATTTCTATCAATTATCGCACCGCCTTTAGTAATGTGTTATTTTTTAAATTATCTTTTTTCGCTTGATATGTTGACGTTTTTACCATTGCATTTGCACGATTTTTACCAACATAAATATCTTGTTCATACCCATCGCCGCAACGGTTTTTAATGGCGGTAGCATGCTCTGATAAAACGTTCTGCATTTCAGTTGATTTCATCATCATTCCAATGCCACTGTAATTAAGCTTGAATTTCATTTTACTCATACCGTTCCACCATCACTTTCTTATTCCAATCTAGCGGGATAAGTTCCTCAATCCCTTCTAACGGAATACCAAATACTCGCCAACGTTGGTTAAAGAAGTTTACCTCTTTATTTTCCCAATTATGTGTATCTCCTTTGGGTATGGCTAAAGTGTAGACAGCCTTTCGTCCAGTTAAACTCAATTGATTTACAACATCATCTGAAGATGTCGGGCTAATCAATACATTATCTACAGTGATTTCAACATCTTTAAAAATCGGGTTTCCGAATGGATCATTACCAGTTTTAATTTTATCTACTAGTACGATTGATATTCCTTTAATTTTTCCCATAAAAATCAATCACCCCGTATCGTTGTTTACGTAACCCTAAACGACTTAACTCGGAATTCTTTATAAATAATCCGCCACCAGGAACTAGATAAGAACCCGACCAAGAATAGCCCAAGGCGCTTTCGGTCGTCTGCGTCATAGGCTCCGAATCAGTAGACGTCAACAATGTTCGTCCGACAATATCAACCACAACTGATTTAACGACATTCAGAAAATAAGATGGTCTTTCAGCAACCATCTTATCTAAATCTTTTCCAACTTTATCTGCTTCCATACGCAAAGAGTCGGAAACTACTTCGAGCAACTTCTCTGCTCGAGTAATTTCCGTTTTCTTTAGTTCACGCCATAACTCTTCTATATCTTTAATAGTTGCGAAAGGGTCCATGTTGTCATCACTTCCCTTGCATCATCAATTCGTACAGTTCTTTTTTGTTTGCTTTTTTGTCATATTCAATACCGAAAGCATCAAGCTCCTGCATGATTTGAGCACGCGTGATACCGTCATAAGCTTCATCGCCCTGCTTATTTTCAGCTACTTCTGATTCAACTTTCTTTTGATTTGCTTGCTGTTGTTTATCAACTTCTTGTTCAATCGGCTTTTCAATTTTTTTAGAAGCAGATTCTTTCGGTTCATTTGTTTCTGCAACTACCCAATTTCCACCATTAATAACACAAGGGCTACTAAAAACAGCCCCTGTTTTTATGTTTTTATATTCCATTATTGCCCACCCCCAGTAGGTTTAATAATACGTGCAAAATTAGAACCGTCCAGAATTCCCCATCCCAAGAACGTTTCAGAACGTAAATAAACTTGATTATAACCCTTCAAGTCGTTTCCGGAATTATCTGGATCACCATAGCGGATAACTTCTAACGGGATCTCTTTAGCAAATCCCCACTGAAACATATTTGAAAAATCGCCTAGAATCGCAACATCTGCAGAACTAGCAGAAATAGTGCTGTTAATATCAGCTTTTAACCCATTGATTGAACCAGGATTAGCACCCCACGCCAACTCTGGGAACAATCGGATGTTTGTATCCCCGCCAGTACGCATTCCTGCCAACGCTGCTGAAAATTGAGGGTCTGCAGCTAAACCATTGACAGTTCCTTCTTCTCCTTGAATTAAAGAGACTGCAGCTTCGATGTTTGCATCTGGATCAGTTTGAGAAAATTTAACGGTTTGGCTAATAGCTTTATCAAAATGGTTATCCCCTATCACTGTTGATGCCAACCCTGTACGAGGATTAACTCCATGAAAGGCCATCAAATCCAAACCTCTTGCTAGTTTTTTCGCATAGCCATCATTAAATGATTTAATGATATTGATTTGCTCTTCCTCTGATGCGTAAATAAACTCATCTGAGATTCTTGCTCCGTATTCTACTTTGATTGGTACCATTTTAATAGGCGTTAATGATACGCCACCATGAGATTTTTTACCATTTTCAGCAACAATGTCAATTTCTGAATCCATTGTAAATACAAATTCTTTTTGTCCGTTGAACGGAATTGGCTTTTGTTGCGATAATACAGCTAGAGAACTTTTCCCTTTCACTTTGTCAATTAAATCTGTTACTAATTCCGGGTCGAATAAACTTCCTTTTGATAATGTTGTCATAATATTACTCTCCTTCAATATTTAAATTTTCGATTAGATTTTTATAGGCGCCATCCTTGTTTTTTCCAAGTGGCGGTTCCGTATTTTTTAACGGAGGTGGGGTTTGCTGCTTACTTACAAATCCAGCTAAACGTTCTGCGTCTGCTTTGATACTTTCTTCATCATCACCAACTAGGCGATCTGCTAAATCAATTGGTAAACCATTTTGCAATGCAATTTTTGTTCGCATACTTGCTGTTTCATATCCAGCAACTTTTGCATTTAATTCAGATACCGTTTTATCATAATTTTTAGCAGCTTCGCTAGTTTCATTAACAGTAGTTTTTAATTGCCCAACTTCTGTTTCTAATTCTGTATTTCGAATTTTCAGTTGATCGTAATCCGAATATTTTTTTGATAATGTTTCTTGCTCTCTTAATAGTCTGGCTTGTACGGCTGTATCAAATTCTTCTTGTGTTGTGATTGCTTTAAATCCTTCTGACATAATAATCTCCCTTTCTCCCACTTACCCGGTGGTATCGGTAATTTTGAGTATTAAAAAAACGACTAAAAAAATAGTCGTCTAATACCTGATTTTTTGTTTTTTCTTAGGCTTATCATTGCTGCAAGCCCAATGCGCTAATAACGCACTATCCATTAAGCTAATATCCATATCATCAAACTGTGATTTATACCCAAAACCGCCACTGGAGCCAATATTACGTTTGTCGCAGTTCGTTACTACTGTGGTTAACGATGGTTGGTCGCTGTGGCAAATACTTTTTTGGAAAATAGCTTGTTCCCAAAGAGAATTGGCATTGATTATTTCTTTAACAGTTGGCAAAATTGGTTCTTTTAGTCTGAAATCGTTCATGTCATCAGCTAAAAGACTTTGACCGCTTGCTCCATCAATTGCAACGCTTGAAACGTCTGCATTTTTAAGGAAATTTATAATCCATTGATTGCCGTTCCTTACAGATTGACAATCAATTGTTTCGACAAATATCTTCCCAGATAGCGTATGAACTGCGATACTCATTGATACATTCGTACCATCGTTTCCATACTTAATACCCACGGACAACGGACCTTTGAGAACTGGCAATGCATTCACTTTCAATTCTTTCCAGTCTTTTTCTGATATAGCTGATTTCTGGTTGAACTTCGGCCAATATCCTAGACGTTGTATGTTATGGTCCAGTTTGTCTTCTCCAAGTTCAGCTTCAATTTTGCGTTCATTTAAATGGTAGCCCATAGACGGATTTGAATTGTACCACGCTTCTATATCGTGGATATCTTTCTCATCTTCAACGGACCATTCAGCCCAACCCGCATATTTAGATTGCCCGAACAGTAAATTCTCACGAAAATTCGCGAATACTGTTCCGCTAGAAACTGGTGTTGGTGGCGTTCCTGTCATGATTGTCATAGGATTTTTACTATCTGTAACGGTATACTTTAAAGCTGATTCTTGCTCGGTTGTATACTCCTGCGCTTCGTCAATAACAAGTAAATCAAAACCTTCACCTAGTCCTCCGCTGGCTGTCCTCGTTCTAAATTGAATAACTCCTCCGCTTTTATAAAGCTCTATACGCTCTTGACCTTTTGCCTTAATAGAATTAAAATCAGCACCTTCTTTTTCGCTACCTTCAACATACCCAGATTCTTCAAGGTATTTTTTCATTTTTTCAAATGAAGCGTGGGAGGTACTAATCCTATGTGCTGTATGCAAAACTTTCAATCCTTGCTCCAATGCATCTAATTCTACAATATAGACAATTTCAGTCTTCCCGTTTCTTCGCGGTATAGAGAATCCAAATTTTTGATGAACCCACAAACCGTCTTCATCGACAGCCATAATGTCTTTTACAATATCTCTTTGCCATTCATAACAATTAAGTTTTGTTCGCTGGTAATAATCAATTGCTCGTTGATATAGAGTTTCGCTATAAGGAAGGATTACCGATTGAGTAGGATTCTGATTACCAAATCTTGCATTAGTAGTCATAAATATCCTCCTTCAATCTTATTCATGCATGATAACCCTATCGCTGGGAATATACATTGCGAACTACTTACCACATCGCTATGCCTGTCGGCTTTTAATATTCATTAATTTTCGTTGTTCTGTTTTCTCTTGCTGTTTTTGTGCACGCCACTTCTTTGAATGCGAGTTTTGCACTCCTCTACTATCTTTAGGATTGTATTCTACTGTACATCTACAGCGTTCATGTCTACGGTAAAGGCCCTCAGGTACGTTAGCAGGATAATCATATGTTCCAGCCAAACTCTTACACCAATCACATGCATGCCCTGATAACCGTCGTGTTATTTTAGGTTGTAAACCAGATTCAAAATGGAAATCCACATTTCTTTTAATGGCATCATCTGCAATACTTTGACTAAAACTAATTAGTGGTTCATCCAACAGCCATTTTATATCGTCAAAACTTTCGCCACTAGACAATCTATTGACAAGCCCATCTATTCGATCTTGATTAAGTTCAGGTTTTTGTCCTTTCAGTTTCAAACCTGCAGCATGATTTAAATCCGTTTGAACATCCACTGCAAAATTAGAAATCAACTCATGATTTTTAGCCATAGTTGAATTCAAAATTCTATCTGCAATATTAAAATACATTTTTCCGTCGGGTAATATACTGACCGTAATATTCGCATCTAACACGCTTGCTAAAATTTCTCCAATTTCCACTGCAAATTCATTCACATCCAAATAGGTTGCTTGTTTATTTTCCAATAAAGTTAATGCTTTCTTTAACTTCAAACTACTATACGTCTTTTCATCAAATTCTTTTGAAATAGTTTCTAAAAGAGCTGGTACAATGTCATTTTCCACTATTGTCACCACCCTTAATACCTGTTAAGTCTCTAAGATTATCAATGCTTATATAACCTGGTATAGCTTGGTTCAGCTTGATTGCACCATCCCCAATCAGACTTAATAAACTTGCATCTGCTTCAAATAACGGTTCCCATTTTGGCTTTGTATTGGCAAACTGACTTCGCAAGTATGGATAATTGTCACGTAAGCACGCGGCAACATACGCAACATTTAAAAAGCCAGAACCTAAACTTCTTTGGGCTTTACGACCAGCAAGTCTTAAATTTTCATGACTTGCTTTGATAGCTTCGACACTAGAAGGGTTGTCAGAAACAAATCCCAAATCGTCTAATGTCAGACCTGTTTCTCCTGCGAAGCCTGCAGCTGCTGTTTTAAGTTGTTCCGTGAATGGCGCCATGCTTGCGGTGGTAAATTGCCCTAGCTTAGGACTATTTCCTTTGTCATCTTCTGTAAATTGAAGCATAGCGGACACTGCAGCTTTCCAACTATCCATTGGTTCAGCCTCTGTACTTAATCCTGTAACATATTTTTGGGGGAATGAATAAAATTCCGCTGTTACATCTGCTCTTTCAAGAGTTCTTTTAGCATACCTTTGATAATACATACCTGATCTAGTTATTCTCGAGCGCCCAAATGGACGAACTGCATCCGGTCTATGAACAATCGGAACTAATAATGGAGTACCTGATGGATTTGGAATTTTCTCATCTTCTTTGTCTTTATCAAAATAAATATAAGTTGTTAAATCCGGTTCAAAATAGGCCTCCACTATTGGAGCACCGTTCTCATCCCTATCTAATACTGCGTATCCTTCCGTTAATAATCCAGTGATTGGATTAACAATGCCTGTTGCATTACTCGCTTCAATTACTTGTAGTCTTACTAAATCATCTTCCCCTTTTGAAATGTATACGAAACTACATGAAGCTATCAATGCGGACAAAACCGCACTATCGAAAAACATATCAGGATTATTCATTTCAAAAATTTCGTTCACTTCAAAATCATCATTTTCAAATTCACGAAAAACAAGTCTATCTGCCAGACTATCAACGCCTTTCGCACACCATCCTAAAACAGAACGATATTGACGTCTCATTTCCGATGGAATTGTAATACCGACATCTTTATCAGTATGCTTCATTGCATATTGTTTGTATCTCATATCTACTCTATTTTTGTAAGTTACAAGCTTATTTCGCAAGTAGTTTATACCTTGTTTTTTCATTTTTTCACATCCTTTCAAATGTCGCGCGAGAAAATATGTGCAGTGACTGCATGAAGTACGGAACCAAATGGCAAGGGGTGGGTATCCCCCCTTCTATTCTCTCGTCTGTTGCATTTGTTTTTAGTTTAAATACTCTTATACCCAAATTTTTTAAGATGTGTAAGAAGTCCAATCAATGCTCTTAGGAAGGTTTCTATTCCCTAATACTTTAGGCTCTTCTTTTTTGTTGTTGAACAACTTGTCTGACTTCTGTCTGTTACACGTCCAGTGTGCCAGCTGTAAGTTTTCAATCGCCGATGGATGCCCACCTTTATTAATTGGAACTATGTGATCAACAACCGGACTCAACGGATCTGGTGCTTTTAATCTTTTATCAATCGGCTTGCCACAAAT